TCCGTTGCCGATGTGGATGTTGGAGACATGAATCCACAGGCACCCGTTGGCACTACCCTCGCTCTTATGGAGCGATCAATGAAGGTTATGTCTGGTGTTCAAGCTCGTATTCATGCATCGCTTAAGGGTGAGTTGCGGATCATCTCTAAAATTATTCGCGACTATATGCCAGACGAATATGTCTATGAGGTTGAGGGAGACCATTCGCGCAAAAAGGATTTCGACGGTCGTGTGGATGTTATACCGGTTTCCGACCCCAATGCGGCCACTATGGCACAACGTGTGACTCAATATCAGGCGGCAATTCAGATGGCGCAGCAGGCCCCACAGTTGTATGATATGGGTAAGCTTCACCGTGGCATGCTGGAGGTTTTGGGAATTGATAACGCTGGCGAAATCATTAAGCTTCCAGACGAAATCAAACCATCCGACCCTGTTACAGAAAATATGGCAATTCTTAAGCAGGAGCCTGTCAAGGCTTTCCGCTATCAGGATCACGAGGCCCACATCAGAACCCACCTTGCCGCCGCTCAAGACCCAAAGATTCAGCAACTTGTCGGGCAATCACCTTTCGCCGGAGCTATACAATCTGCTCTTGCATCACACATCACCGAGCATGTCGCCTTCGGCTACCGCAAAGAGCTGGAAAAACAACTTGGTGTTCCGATGCCATCAGAAAACGAGCCACTGCCAGAAGATGTTGAATTGCAACTATCAGCAATGGTCGCAGAAGCCTCTGAAAAACTGCTCCGCAAGAACCAAGCAGAGATCTCGCAACAAGAGGCAGTCGCCCAACAGCAGGATCCATTAACACAGATCCAACAGCGCGAGCTCGCTCTCAAAGAAGCTGAGTTCCAGCACAAGCGCGAGATGGATGTTGCAAAACTCCAGTCTGCAATGGAAGAAAAGCAGAAGAACTTCGACCTTCAGCGTGATCGCCTCGAGTCTGAGGAGAAGCGTGAGGGGGCAAGACTTGGCGTCAAGATCGCTTCTGAAGAAAAAAAGATTGCCGGTGATCAAAGACTTGAGGGTGCCAAGATCGGTCTTGATATAGCTAAGGAGCTTTCAGAATGAACGAACTGGAAACAGTTAAGAAAAAAATACGAGACTATATGAATGAAGCCGCAGACTATTTAGCATGCGGTGGTGCCAAGAATTTTGAAGAATACCAGCGTACTGTCGGTAAGATTGAAGCACTTGCTTTAATTGAAAGAGAAATTCTTGATACAGAGGCACTTCTTTTAAACGAATAAAAATAATATATTCGTATTACTTACAGGGGATGGTCCCCTGCAAGGTTACTGTGAACCTTAATCACTGCTACATAGGGATGTTGTATGTACACAATGCCAGAGTTTGACGGCGAGTCTCTCAAAAAAAGACTCCCGGAGCCGAAGGGCTATAAGCTTCTTATTGCCGTGCCAGAAGTTCAGGAAAAAACTGAGGGCGGTATTTACATGCCAGATAAGCTTCGTAATGACGAGAAGGTGGCATCAATCATTGGGTTTGTTATTCGTATGGGGTCATCAGCTTACGCCGATGAGGATAAATTCCCAGACGGTCCGTATTGCAAAGAAGGTGACTTCGTTATCTTCCGATCCTATTCGGGAACTCGATTTAAGATTGATAATAAAGAATTTCGTCTAATCAATGATGACACTGTTGAAGGTGTGATCGATGATCCACGGGGGTATACACGGGCATGACCGATCAAACATTAGAAAATTATGAAGAAAATTTAGACGACATCGATCTTGAGGTTGTGGATGACACGCCTGAAGAAGATCGCGGCAAACCACGGAGACCAGAAGGTTCCGAGCCAAATCTTCCGGACGATGACGAAATTGAAAACTACAGCGAAAACGTACAGAAGCGCATCAAGCAACTTAAGTATGAGTTTCACGAAGAGCGCCGCGCAAAAGAAGAGGCCGCACGACTTCGCGAGGAAGCCTTGTCATACGCCAAGAAGGCTAGTGATGAGAATCAAAGACTCAAGCAATTAGTTGATCAGGGTGAAAATGTATTGATCAATCAGGCAAAGAGTCGCCTCGAGGTTATGCAGGAGCAGGCCAGACGAGAGGCCGCAGAAGCTTTTGATTCCGGCGAGACTGAGAAGTTTCTTGCTGCGAATGAGAAGGTTCAGGAACTAAAAATTGAGATGGCCCGACTCAAGATTAGCGAAGAGGATTCCAGCAAGCGTGCGGAAGCCGCAAAAAACCAGCAAGCATTGCAACAGCGTCAGGCTAGGCAGCAGCAGCAAGCTCCACAACAGAATACTCAAGCTGATCCTGTTGGTGAGGAATGGGCCCGCAGGAACCCTTGGTTTAATAAAGATTCAGAAATGATGGGTTTTGCACTGGGTGTTCATGATAGGCTTGTTCGTGAGGGTGTGGATCCTCGTTATAATGCTGTAGAATATTACAAGAGGGTCGATGAAGCTATGCAAAGTCGATTCCCAGACAAACTTGGCGTGCCCACTCATGAGGTCGAGGCGGAAGGTCGTCAAGCTGGCAACGTGGTTGCTCCCGCAAACAGGAGTGCCAAGAAACCACGCAAAGTGAAGTTGACCTCAACCCAAGTTGCACTCGCCAAGCGACTTGGTCTTAAACCAGAGCAGTATGCGGCGCAATTGTTAAAGGATGCATGAGATGTCAGAACAGAGAACTCCACGCGAAAGCAAGACGAGAGAAACGCAAACACGGAAGAAGTCTTGGGTACGCCCTTCGGCGTTGCCAGACCCAAATCCTAATGACGGTTATTCGTACCGCTGGGTACGCACATCGACTCTAGGTCAATCAGATAACCGCAACGTAAGCTCACGTTTCCGCGAAGGCTGGACACCTGTAAATGCAGAGGATCATCCTGAGATGAAAGTGTTGCCCGATATCGATTCAAGGTTTGAGGGTAATGTTGAGATAGGTGGACTTCTTCTTTGCAAGAACTCTACAGAAAATGTTCAAGCCCGTGTAGAGGCACAGCAGGAGCAGAGTGATCGCGCCATTGAAGCTGTGGATAATAACTACATGCGTGAGAACGATCCACGGATGCCAGTTCTAAAACCAGAACGAAGCACCAAAACATCATTTGGAAAGTAAGGGAGACAAGAGATGGCAACATCTTACCAGCCATTTGGGTTAAACCCAATCGGTCGTCTTGACTCCGGTTCTCTCGAGCCAATGCGTCAACTCCCAATCAAGTCGGCTGAGGCCACTTCGATTGTAAAGGGTGACGTTGTAAAGCTTGTGAGCTCCAGCAACAAGACAACCGTAGCAAAAATGACGGACACCGGCGACACAACCACCGAAGTACCAATTGTTGGTATTTTTATGGGTTGCCGTTACACCGATCCAAACACCAACCAGCTTACATTCAGCCAGACATTCGTAGGCGGCACCGTTGCCTCCGATGCGATGGCCTATGTTGTAGCTGATCCAAACGTAATCTTCGAGATTGCCGCCGATGGCGCTGTAGCTAACGAAAACGAAGAGGTATTCGGTAGCAACTTCGCACTCGTACAAGGGACCGCCAACACCACACTGGGTATTTCCCGTGTTGGTTTGGACATCGACTCCCTGTCAACCGACCCGCAGTTGCCAATTAAGGTGATTGATTATCGTGGCGGCTTCCTTGGTGACGAAGTGGGAACCGATTTCCCAGTTCTTATAGCCAAGTTTAACTATCATCAGTTCCTGTCTAAGACAGGTCTGGCCGCAGTATAAGGGAGAGTAAACAATGGCTATTTCACGTTCACAACTCCTCAAGGAACTGCTCCCCGGTCTTAATGCCTTGTTCGGTCTTGAGTATGAGAAGTACGAAGACGAGCATTCTGAGATCTATGAAACCGAAAACTCTGAGCGTAGCTTTGAGGAAGAGGTTAAGCTCTCCGGATTTGGCGCCGCACCAGTGAAGCCTGAAGGCTCTGCTATTGCGTTTGATTCGGCTCAGGAGTCGTTCACCGCCCGTTACAACCACGAAACCGTGGCAATGGGCTTCTCCATCACCGAAGAGGCTATGGAAGATAACTTGTATGATTCATTGTCTGCACGTTATACCAAAGCTCTCGCTCGTGCGATGGCGTACACAAAGCAGGTTAAGGCCGCTTCACTTCTGAACAATGGCTTCACCACATTCACCGCTGGTGATGGTGTAACATTGTTCAATGCCAGCCACCCAACTGTGTCTGGTGCAGCGAACCGCAACAAGCTGTCAACTGATTCCGACCTCAACGAGACCTCTCTTGAGCAGGCAATCATTGATATTGCGGCCTTCACCGATGAGCGTGGTCTTTTGATCGCCGCTCGCCCACGCAAGCTGATCGTGCCACCGGCATTGATGTTTGTTGCCACTCGCCTGCTGGAGACTGAACTCCGCACCGGCACCGCTGACAACGACCTCAACGCCATCCGCACCAACGGCTCGATCCCGGAAGGCTTCCGCGTCAATCACTACCTGACTGACTCAGACGCCTTCTTCATCACCACGGATGTTCCAAACGGCATGAAGCACTTTGTGCGCACCCCGATGCAGACATCTATGGATGGTGACTTCGATACCGGAAACGTACGTTATAAAGCTCGTGAGCGTTACAGCTTCGGCGTATCAGATCCACTCGGAGTCTTCGGCACACCGGGCGCCTAATAAAAGTGCAACAGCACTTATAAGGATTAAATATTCTTGGGGAGCTTCGGCTCCCCTTATTTTTAGTGTATTATTGTTACATCCCTGACGGTTGCGCTGTGCGACCGACACTAGCCAAGACAGGAGAATCAAATGGCTAATACAACCTTTACCGGACCAGTGCGCTCCGAAAACGGATTCAAATCAGTTTCTAAAGATGCGGCAACCGGAACAATTACCGATCAATCAACATACGCCAATGACGCTTCTGTGGGCGGCACCCTTTCCGTAACTGGTGCGTTCACTGCAACTGGTGGTGTTGTCGGTGGTGTGGATGCAACTTCTGCATATGTACAGATCAACTCAGCTACCGCAACTGAAATCGCAGACTCCTCCGATGCAATCAACACCGCCAACAAAGTTGCAGGCACACTTGTTCTTGACACAACAAACAGCCGCATTGTTGTTGCACTTGGTGCAGATGCAACATCTGACTGGGCTGTTGCAGATGGTTCTGCCACTGTTACACCCTCTTAATATTTATATAGGAGAGTTCCGTGGAAAGCTTATCTCAAATCTATCAAGTCAATCGGCGCGAGAGTGGTTTTGCCATACTTGGACCGCATAGGCTGAAAGAGTTTTCAGTTATAGGGACAGCCAACGCTGGCAAGATAACTGTTTACGATACAGATACGGCGCCTGTTGCCGGAACCTATGCCCAGTCTGGAACTACGGTTACAGTCACAGATAGCGGCCACGGACTCTCTACAGGTGATGTTGTGGGTATTTGCTTTGCAACCGGCACGGGCGGCACTGCTACATCCGGAAATTATCCTATTACCGTTACCGATGCAAACAACTTTACAATTACTATGCTTAACTCGGACACAATCACCGGCGATCCTGTTTGCAACTATGTGTCAAATAGTGGTGCAAATCAACCAATCCCTAAAAGATGGTTGATGTGCAAAAACATCTCAGCCTCAGATATTTATGCAAACATCTTCAGTGTTCCAAACAGTGGATTTATTACAAAGCTCGGTACATACCTCTTAATGTCAGACTTGTCTGAGGTACATATTTTCTACGAATAAGGAATTGCTTAGTTATGTCAATTAGCTATAGGGGTGAAAAATTCTCTGGATATAATAAGCCCAAGCGCACCCCAAATCATCCAAAAAAGTCTCATGTTGTTTTGGCAAAAGAAGGTGAGAA